TTGTACCTAGCTGCTGGCAGTGTAATCAGAACAAAGGTAGTAATAACTGGCTTCAATGGATGAGAGATACCTTTGGTATCACCCCAAGGGAGCAACTTATTCTTTCTCACATTAAATAACAATGGCTCGACGCTCACTTAAAGACGATTTGAAAGAAATTCGTTCCATGATTGGTAAATCAAAGGAACGCCAAGGTCGTGATGTAAAAGCAGAAATTGGTTCCAAGGCCATGAAAGCTACTGGAACTGAACGTAACTTTATGCAAGGTGGCTACACCACTAAAACAAAGCCGGATGGCTCACGTCTACAAGGTGCACCAATCTCTAAAGCTAATATCCAAGAATATAAAGATGCTCAACAGCAACCTAAGCAGCAAGAGCAGGTTGCACCTAAGCCTCCCCGTAGTCGTCCGGGTCCCGGTCGTGAAGGCATGATGGCTAAGGCAGAAGAGGAGCGTAAGCGTCGTATGCGTGGTCAGTCGGCTGTTATTGGGAGCTAGTTATGGCCCCTAAACGGAAGCCTATGCCTAAAAGTAAACCAAAAGCAGATCCTGTTACTAAACTGTTACAGGAACGAGAGTTGGAATACCAAGGGGCTATGGGTATTGCTAATAACGATTTGCGAGCAAAGGAAGCTGAATTGCTACAAATTCAACAAGCATACGAAAATAGTGGGATTAAAGTAGAAGGATTTGATGAGTTTTTGGCTAATAAACATGCTCAAATTAAACGAGCATACAGAGATGTTGTTAGCGAACAGTCTTATCTTTTTGAAAATGATTTGAGAAATTACGCTATTGGATCTGGTGAACTGTTAGATATAACTAAAACTGAAGCTAAACAGCGGCAGATTTCTCAACCAATTCCAGGAACACAAGCACATCACCCAGCTTCTGTATCTTCTGTAGAAAGCTATCTACGAAATATGCCGATGGCTGAACAACGTAGAACTCTTGATTTGCTTGTTAGTCAAGGTTATATTGTTGGTTCAAAGGCAGAAGGGTTTATTCCACTATCCGGTCCAGCCCATTTAGGTGGTGGTGAGCGTTGGGGTAGAGCGTTTGCTCATGTTGGTAAGGAAGGTGTTGAGTCTGATCCTGGTAGATTTAAGGGCAATGCTTTGCCTAAGACTACTACAGCCGAACAAGCTGTAGCTGCCATGAAACCGATGCTGGATGAGCAAATAGCACTTAACACAGCTGCATATAACCATCCTATTGAACAAAAAATGCGCCAAGTTGCTGAGCAATTACTTGGTAAAAAAATTACGTGGATGGGTGGTGGTGAAGAGGATCTAAAAGCTCAAAGAACCGCAGCTAAAGCACAAGGCATTAACGCTACAACAATCTCTAAAGGATTCAGTAAGTACCCATCTTTGATGGAAACCGAACAAGTCCCTGGTGTTAACGTTATGACTGATGTTGGTGCTCGTGTCCCACTTGGCAGTAAAGCTCCAGAGGAAGTTCGCAAGCAGGCTACTCAAATGGTGCGTAGCCCACAAGTTGTACTGACTAGAAGTCAAACACTTGGGCAAAAGGCTGCAGCTATTGTCAATAGAGAACCGGTAAAACCTATTGCTGTCCAAGTTAAACCAGTAGCTAAACCAGCAGCTAAGCCTAAACCAAAAGTTCGTACTGCTCCGGCTGTTGTAACTCAAAAAACTCGGACTAAACCAGAAAGTGCCAGTATGCAGATTAGGGCAATGCAACGATCAGTGCCTGATGTCATCAACATTCAACCTGGAATGAGTCTTCCCTCTAGTTCACTTATTCAAGGCATTTAATGGACAGAAAGAAAGCACCCAATAAACCACCCGATAAAAACTTTATTAAACAAGTCCTAGACAATCTAAAGATCGGGTATGTTGATGGCAAGAACCCTATTGGTCGTGCTATGACTGGTCATGGGTTTATGCCATCTAAAAACGCTGCTCTTAACTTTGGGGCACTGATGAATATGCCATATGATCCTGAGATGCGTATTCGTCCTAAAGATCCACAACAACAACTAAGAGCAAACAATGCCCGTATTGGTCAAATTGAACGAATCCATAACGTCTACATCAAACCACGAGTAAAGCTCGCTGATTGACGCCTGTATGCCCCTACAACACCCCTGTGGGGGCTTTCCCTTACATTCTACCACCAATGCCCCAAATACTTGTTACAGGCCCTCAGAGAAGCGGTACAACGATTGCTGCTCGTATCATAGCTCATGACTTAGATATTGAGTACATCGATGAGTCTGATGTTCAGTTTAACGACATACCAGAACATTGTGTTATCCAAGCACCTTTTGCTTTGAAGTGTTTGGTTGAGTTATCCTTTATTCAACCTAACCTTAATTTTGCATTTATGGTTAGAGATCCGCAAGATATAAAGAAAAGTATGGAACGCATTGAGTGGTATAAGGACGTAATCAATGATCCACTGTTTTACGACAAATACTTAGCTCATTGCCAACATCTTTGGTTATCTTGTAAGGTATTGATTCCAGAAGAACGGTTAACAGAGTTAAGCTACAATTCTTTAAGGGATCACCCCTTGTTTATTGAAGATCGTTCTGATTTTACTGTAAGGCAGTGGCAATTAGATAATCCTATAGGACCTAAAACTTGGAGACATGACAGACACCTTAACCGCCCTTAAAGACGATTTCAAGTTATTCCTGCAAGCATTGTGGGGACAGCTAGACCTACCATCTCCAACTCGTGCTCAATACGCCATTGCTGATTACCTACAGCATGGTCCTAAACGACTACAGATCCAAGCTTTCCGAGGAGTCGGTAAATCGTGGATTACTGGAGCGTTTGTGTTGTGGACACTCTTCAATGACCCAGAGAAAAAGATCATGATTATCTCAGCTTCTAAGGAGCGAGCTGATAACATGTCTATCTTTCTTCAGAAGCTAATTATTGAGACACCATGGTTAGCTCACCTTAAACCTAAAAGTGATGATAGTCGTTGGAGTCGTATTAGCTTTGATGTTAACTGTAGCCCTCACCAAGCACCATCCGTTAAGAGTGTTGGTATTACTGGACAGCTTACTGGTAGTCGTGCAGACCTGATGATTCTGGACGACATTGAAGTTCCTGGCAACAGTATGACTGAGATGATGCGAGAGAAGCTACTGCAGTTGTGCACTGAGGCTGAGTCTATTCTTACACCAAAGAAAGATAGTCGTATTATGTACCTTGGTACACCACAGACTACTTTCACCATTTACCGTAAGTTAGCTGAGCGTAACTATCGTCCATTTGTTTGGCCAGCACGTTACCCACGTAAAGACAAACTATCTCAATATGAAAACCTGTTGTCCCCACAAATTGTGGAAGACATTGAGATGGGTGTTGAGGAATGGACACCAACCGACCCTGATCGGTTTACTAGCGATGATTTGTTGGAACGTGAAGCAGCTATGGGTCGTAGTAACTTCATGCTTCAGTTCCAATTAGACACAACACTGAGTGATGCAGAGAAGTTTCCACTTAAATTCAGTGACCTTATCATTACCTCTGTTAACCCGACTCAAGCGCCGGATTCTGTTGTGTGGTGCAGTGACCCTCGTAATTGTCTCAAGGATCTGCCTACGGTTGGCTTACCGGGTGATTACTTCTACTCCCCGATGCAACTCCAAGGTGATTGGGGGCCATACACAGAAACAATCTGCTCTGTAGACCCCTCAGGTAGGGGTACTGATGAAACAGCAGCTACATACATATCACAAAAGAATGGCTTTCTCTACGTTCACGAAGTACGAGCGTATCGCGACGGTTATAGCGACAATACACTTCTTGACATCCTTCGTGGGTGTAAGCGTTATAACGTTACCAAGCTTGTGGTCGAAACAAACTTTGGTGATGGACTCGTCGCAGAACTCTTCAAGAAACACCTGCAACAAACCAAACAATTAATTGACGTAGAAGAAGTACGAGCTAACGTCCGTAAGGAAGACCGCATTATTGACACACTTGAACCAGTAATGAATCAACATCGACTCATTATTGATAGAGCTGTTGTAGAATGGGATTACGCCTCTAATAAAGACGCTCCACCTGAAGACAGACTCTTGTATATGCTCTTTTACCAGATGAGTAGAATGTGTCGTGAAAAAGGTGCCGTTAAACATGACGACAGATTGGACTCATTAGCTCAAGGTGTTAAATACTTTACAGATGCTATGTCTATCTCGGCTTATGAAGCCGTTAAGCTTCGTAAGCAAGAGGACTGGAAAGATCAACTAGAGACATTCCTAGATGACCCACAAGCTGCTACAAACCACTTAGTGTTGGGGTTCAACATAGACCAAAGGAGACAAGCTAGAGGTAAATTTAGAGGCTCTAAAGTTCCTACTTGGGTTAATGTGTGACAGTTTAATATTGTCATATTTTAAGAAATATTAAATTCCTTGTAATCCATTCTGCTGCAATGGATTTGGCCAACCACCCATGTTAAGGGGGAGTGGAAGGGTGGATCCACCTCCCCTAACGGGGGAAGACATCCAAGACAAACAAGTTGTCTTGTTCAATCTTCCCCTTTATTAATGTCCCTGGGAAAGGACATTCTGTAAGAACCACCAAACCCAAAAGACACAAACTCCACTAACTTGTTCTATTACTAAGTTAATACTGTGAGTACTGTGAGAGGAGCGAAGCTCTCACTACTGTCTCTACTGTTATTAACTCTCCTTAATAACCTCCGTTAACGAATGAGTAGAACTTATTGTAAACCCACCTGTTACCACTACCCTTAATGACCCACCACGTTAAGCTCATCCACATCACACCTGATGCTGAACAACTCATTGCCTATATGGCACGTGTTAGTAACCCAGCTAATCAAAACAACACTGAGACCAGTGCTAAACTAATTAAATACCTTATTGACCATAAACATTGGTCACCGTTTGAAATGGTGAACATGTGTGTAGAGATAGAAACAACTAGAAGTGTAGCAGCACAGATCCTTCGACATAGGTCCTTTAGCTTTCAAGAGTTTAGTCAACGGTATGCTGAGGTAACAGCTAAGCCTGTTGTTCCGAATCTACGGAGACAAGATCCCAAGAACCGACAGAATAGCATTGATGATTTCACCGTGGACTTCCAAGACATAATGGATGAGGTGATTTCCGAGCATTTTGATGATGCGATTGAGCTGTATGAGAGTCTGATTAAAGCTGGGGTAGCTAAAGAGTGTGCCCGTGATGTCTTACCGTTAGCAACACCTACTCGACTGTACATGAACGGTACAATCCGGTCTTGGCTGCATTACTGTCAGCTTAGGTGCGGTAACGGGACACAGAAGGAACACCAGATCATCGCTAGAGAGGTCTGGAAGCTCCTACAAGAGCACTTGCCGAGTGTGTGCGTGTCTCTAGAGGTGTGACGTGTTAGCGTGCGTTAGTACGCGATATAGGGGCATTACAGGCCATCCTGTGTTGTCCCTTTAATTTTTGGCATAAATTTCTGAAGCCTTATATCGACATGGGCGGTGGCATTTACCCCCATGGCCCCTTATAAGAATAGGCAACGCAGTGGTATCCAGGATGCACCCTGATTGATGTATTATAATTACTTAGCAGGGTGGATACCGTTTGCTATGTGTTAATAATAGCGGGGCACTGAGTTATATCTATTGCCACGCCTTATTGAGAATGATTCGCAATAGGTAGATATGAAGTTATCTGTCATGCCTTCCTGTTAGCGACAGCAGAGCGACAGTATTGTGAAGCGTTTACACAGTACTAATCGCTTCATTCACAGTATTCACACGATGTGCTCGTCAGACTCACACTCACGCAAACTAACACGCAGCACTGCACGACATACACCACGATACCGAACCGCTAACTGATGCCCAGAGGGCCTACATTGGCCTTGACAGGGCGGCTCAGAGCTGGTATGGTAGGTTCATCGGTGGGGGACAGGAGACCCGGTTCTTTCCACCTTGTACCTAGACAACTGTATAGTGTGGTCGTCACAAGACGGAACTAGCGGAGCGAGCGATCCCGCGAGTAGCTATAGGTTGCAACCCGACCTGGCTACACGACCACGTAGTAATGTGTACAACGCAGAGCCACATGCGTTTAATAAATTAGATCATGGCAACTACTAACTACTATCGGAGGATTGCTTATGTCGCTTACTGTTGACCGTAAAGTAGCCACTGGTCTTCTTGGCAAGGCTACTACTGGTAATGATCTCTTGTCTGTGCTTGAGATGATTACAACTGCTTTCACTAAGCCTGCTGTTAACACTGTTCCTACACTTGAGGAGGTTGAGTTCTGATGTCTGTGTTTACTTTTGATCAACTGCGTGATGCTGTGCAAGAATGCACCAGCTATGATCTTGTACAACGCTTTAGTGATGATGAGGATGAGTATGTGTTGATTGATCCGTATGGTGATCAAGATGGCGATGCTTTCTATGATCTCAACGATGTAGAGGATTTCATTCGTAACAATGATCAAGTCGATCAGTATTTGTACGAGCTTGTTAATCAATGACATACACTATCTCTCGTATGGATGATGAGGGCAACATGATTGCTCTTGAGTCATTCGATACATACAGTGAGGCTGAGATGGTAATTGATGGCTACTTCAACATGTATCCTCATGCTTATGTAGACATCATCGTTTCACCTGAGTAACAACAAACATTCACACTCACGAGGCTTTAACTATGACCACTACTGTTCCTACCTTTATGCTCAAGGGTGATGCACTTGTTGAGTACGTAAATGAGAAGATGGAGCTTATTAATAGAAATGAGCTGACACGCACTGAAATGATCAAGGACGCAGGCTATGTGTACGACAATGGTAATGCTATGTACACACAGTTCTACACTGAGCTACTCAATGCCAAGGGTGTTGTACCTGTGACTAACAACGACATTGCTGATCAGGAGTATGAGGATCTAAGTGTTGATAAGCGTAACCTCTATGATCGCATTGATGAATGGAGTGGTGCTAAGTGGACACATGAGGAACTGATTGAGTTCCTTGATGAGCTTGAGGACATTGGTATTGATACAGTGTCTGAGTTCGATGATGCCTATGAATGGGAGCATGATGGCTGGGCATCTATGGCTGAGAAAGAGTTCGCTGAGTATTGGTGCATTGAAGTTCTTGATGCACAGATTCCAGAGTGTGTACTCGCTGCTGTAGATTGGCAAGACGTGTGGGATCACAACCTACGTTATGACTTCAGCTACATTGAGACGGCTAACGGAACCTACTTCTTCCGTAATAACTGACCTTTAGCACATTCCTTTCACCCAATTCACACTCATGAAGCTTTCCACCAACTACAAGATTGAAGCAACAGTCGCCCATCTTACCTATTACAGTGGTGATGAGTCACTTACTGTATACACAGCAGATGATGAGATGATCGAGGTGTATGGTGTAGATCTTGGTACTATGTTATGCTTTGCTCGCAACTTCCTTGTCGTTGATGCCAAGCGTAACAAGTTCTGTAAACACCAAGTTGAGTCACTGCGTGAGATCAAGGAAGCAGTAGAGAAACTTATCGAAAACAACACCAAAGATGAGGGCAACTGATGACATACCCACTTCCGTACGAAGTGCTGCTCGATCAAATAGATACTCTCTATTGGGTATCAGCTAGATCAGAGCACCCCAATGATTACCATACCATGATCTATGGTAGGCTTGCACAAATCAACGAAGAGGATTACGAATGACTATGACTGAATCCAACATCATCCTTGCTGTGATTGGTATGATTGGATTGTTTGCTACTGCTACAATCTATCAACGTGCTAATCGCATCACAAGTGTGTACTATGCTAATAAGGTCAATCGTGACCTGATTGATTTGAACAACCGAGAGTTTAACTAATGGTAATTCACGACACTGCTATCAAGGTTGATGTCTACCCTGATGAGTTCAAGCCTATCATGAAGGCTGTTAAGTATGCGTTGTTGTGTGATGATTCACGCAAGGTACTTGATGAAGTAGAGTGGGCCACACTTAATGCGTGGCTTGATGATTTCACTGACATTGCACTCAATGAGGCTGTATGAAAGTCAACACTCGTGCATTGCTTGATCGCTTGATTCGTGAGGGTATTGAGCATACGTTTCTGAATACAGATGTTGAGTTAACGCCTATGGGTGAGCAGATCCTAGCTCATGACATAGAGCACCGCATCTGGTTGTACATTGACGAGTACTTTACCTTTGATGAGGACAACTGATGGCTAAACCACTGACTGACGAACAACGTAAGCTACGTCTTGAGTTGATTGATCTAGCTGCTCAAGGTATACGCACTCAAGCAACCGCTGGTTACTATAATTCTGAGCAAGTAACGTACTTGACTCAACAACTTGAGCGTGTTGCTAAGTTCCTTTGTGTTAAATCCTGATCTCAAATCACACTCACCGCCATGCTGACCACAACTAACCCACTCAAGGAATACGAAGTCACCACT